AGGCGGCTCCCGGCGCGACTCTTTCTGTGCGAGGATGAGTGGCATGAAAAAGAAACTGACGAGCGCGGAGACAGCAAAAGATCCAAACTCACGCATCAACAAAGCTCTTAGAGCTTGGAATTGTTAAGGATTAATCATGGCAAGAAATACACCTTATTACGATGATGAACCAAAAGGTGGAGGTGGCGGTGCTGCTATGGGTAGTGGTAGTTCCGCTCCTACTAGCACAGCAACTCCTGCTGGTTCAAGCATAGTTAGCCAAGCTCACAGAAATGCTACAAAAAACAATACTACAGTTAACCAAGAGCTTGAAAAATTAGAAAAACTTATGCAGATTAAAGGCGAGATGTCGGCTGCAAAAGCAAAGCCAGAACGTCAAGCTGCTGAACGAAACGCTAATGTTACCCAAGAAGGTGGCGTTAAGAAAACAACATATCCTTATGTTGGCCCTAATGAATTTAAAAAAGGCGGCAAAGTTGCAACAGCATCTCGCCGTGCAGATGGTATTGCTCAGCGCGGTAAGACTAAGGGTCGGATGCTGTAATGGATTACCATGTTCTTTGGTCAGCAGCTTTATCCGTCATTCTTGGCGTGGCAGGGTTTGTCCTGCGTGAGAAGTTTGCTGAAGTCAAAGAAGTAGCTTTAGAGCTACGTCGAGTTGAGCGACTTCTCAACATAACACGAGAGGAAAACCATCGTGATTTCATTACTAAAGCAGAAGTTCAGCGCATTACTGACCACATTGACCAACGTTTTAACAGGCTGGAAGAAAAGATTGACCAGCTTATTCGCCAAAAAGGGTGAGTAATTATGGCTGGAATTCAATCATTGTTAGGTGGTGGAGCAAAGACTTTTGGTATAGATAAACTATCTGAAAACTTGTCACCTCAAATGAGAGAACTATTGCCATTTGCTATCAACCCACAAGGGTACTTAGTTGGCAAAGCTGTAAATTCAATTGCAGATTATTTAGGTTATGGCAATGAAGTTAAAGATCTTCAAGCTGATGCTAAAGCTGAAAAAGACTACTTTAAAGAAACAATGCGTGACACTATTGGCAATGCTTTGCCAAATTCTATTGGTGATTTTGTACGTGCCACGCCTAGGGTAGAAGAACCCTACGACCCGTATAACGGTTATTACGCGCAAAATATAAACGATTGGGTAAGCACTCTCGATTCAACTCCAGAATCCAATGATAAATTTGAAGATTTTGTTCGCAATGAATATTACGGAACACAAACTCCGGGACAAGGAAAGTATGTTGGCCCATTGCCAGAAGACAATCCCATGTTTGAAAATAGAATTGAAAACCTTGCTTACGATTTAAATTCAATACCTACCAGTGGTGCGCCAGAAAGTTTAGATATTGAAAACTTGCGTAATGCAATTGGCCCCGGTGGTGATTTTATGCCAAGTGGTGGTAAAGGAAATTCTCTTTCAGTCAGTGAACTTGACAATATTGAGCAATATTTTCGTGGCGGATTAACTGGATACAGGAGATAATTATGCCAAGCGTAAGTAAGAAGCAACACAATTTCATGGAAGCGATAGCACATTCGCCATCGTTTGCTAAGAAAGCAGGAGTGCCCATGTCAGTGGGTAAAGACTTTGTAACTGCCGATAAAGGCAAAAAATTTTCAAAAGGTGGAACTATGGCTAAAAGCGACATGAAAGAAGACATGAAGGCTGATCTGAAACAAGATAAAGCCATGATGCAAAAAGCAGTCAACAAGCACGAAGGTCGTTTGCACAAAGGTGCATCTATGACCAAGCTGGCTAAAGGCGGTATGGCTCCATCTAAAATGGGCATGGTAAAAGTTGGTAAAACTCCAGATGGCATTGCTACTAAAGGCAAAACCAAAGGAACAATGATTGCCATGAAACGTGGCGGAAAGTGCTAAACCATGAAAAAATATAACGAAGGTGGTATCTATACTGCTGAAATGGGTAAACCACCAACAGATCCTGAAGGTGTAGCAGCTACTAAAAAGCCTATGCCTAAGACTCCTATGCCTAAGAAACCTATACCTAAAGATACAGTTTTCCGTGAAGGTATGCCAGTGCCTCAAGACGTTGATGGTAAATCTGTCAAAAGAATGGCCAAAGGCGGATCAGCTTCTAGCCGTGCTGATGGTTGTATTACCAAAGGCAAGACCAAAGGCACCATGATTACCATGAAAGGCGGCGGTTACGCCTGCTAAATTATGATGTCAAGTCGTGGAATGGGGGCAATGTCCCCCAGCAAAATGCCCAAAGGTGTACGCAAGGCGCGTAGGGATGACACTGATTTTACGCAATATGCTGAAGGCGGGCCTGTTGGCTTGTATGCCAACATCAATGCCAAGAAAAAACGTATAGCCGCTGGCTCTAAAGAGAAAATGCGTAAGCCCGGTCAAAAAGGTGCGCCTACTGCCGACGCTTTTATTCAATCTGCAAAAACAGCGCAGAAAAATTAAAAGTTTTCTAGGATTCTTATGACCACTACCGGCTCTACCCTATTTAACATGGACTTCACGGAGATTGCCGAGGAAGCTTGGGAGAGGGCTGGTCGTGAAATGCGTACTGGTTACGACCTTAAGACTGCCCGTCGATCAATGAATTTGATGACCATAGAGTGGCAATCTAAGGGTATTAACATGTGGACTATGGAGCAGGGGATCATTAATTTGACTCCCGGCTTAGCTACTTACGCATTGCCTACAGATACGATTGATCTGTTAGAACATGTAATTCGTACTGGATCTAATACATCTTCTACTCAGGCTGACTTGACTATTACTCGTATTAGTGTTTCTACTTATGCGACTATTCCAAACAAACTTAGCCAAGCTCGTCCTATCCAAGTATGGATTCAAAGATTGTCTGGCGAAACTAACCCAACAAATTCAGTCTTGGATGGTGCAATTACCTCCACGGCCACAACAATCACGCTTAACACGGTAGTTGGATTAGCTGGTTCTGGCTTTATCCGTCTAGGGACAGAAGATATTTATTATACCTATGTATCAGGGAATACCCTTGGTGGTGTATTCCGTGGCCAGAACAATACTACAGCCGCTTCTCAGGCAGATGGTACTGCGGTGTTTGTGCCTCAGTTACCTGCTGTGACAGTATGGCCAACGCCCGATAACAGCACTACCTACCAGTTTGTGTATTGGAGACTCCGTAGAGTTCAAGATGCTGGCGCTGGTGTTGAGACTGCTGACATGAACTTTAGGTTTTTGCCATGCCTTGTAGCTGGTTTGGCTTACCACATAGCTATTAAAGTACCTGAATTAATGCCTCGCATTCAGATGCTTAAACAGATTTACGACGAAACTTTTGAGATTGCCGCAGGTGAAGACCGCGAGAAAGCAGCGATCAGGTTTGTTCCTCGTCAGATGTTTATTGGTAGTACGTAATGGGAAATAGGTTTGCATCCGGCAAGATAGCGATTGCTGAATGTGATCGCTGTGGCCAACAATATCAACTAAAAACGCTTAAGACTGAGATTATTAAGCAGCGTAAATACCAGTTGTTAGTTTGTGCAGAATGTTGGGATCCAGATCAGCCTCAGTTAATGTTAGGAACATTTCCTGTGGACGATCCACAAGCTCTACGCAATCCGCGTAAAGATACAACGTATGTCACTTCTGGTGTTAACGTTAATGGTAATTTGTCAGGTGGTTCACGAGACATTCAATGGGGCTGGTATCCAGTAGGTGGAGCTAGTAATTTTGATGCAGGATTGACACCAAACTACTTGGTGGCAACGACATTTGTTGGTACAGTTACAGTATCTTAAGGAGATTAAAATGGCATACACACGATCAGCCGACGGCATTGCTAAAAAAGGCAAAACTGAAGGTAAAAACTTGGGTGATAGCGGCCCTTCCGTTGGCATTATGAATGGCGGCAAAGGCAAAGGTAAGGGTAAAACCAATTCCGATATGTTGACTATGGGTCGCAACTTGGCAAAAATTGCCGCACAGAAACGAGGTTAATCATGGCTACACAAGTAAAACCTACGACTAAGAACAGTCCCAAGATTGTGACTGGCACAAGCAAAGGTAAAGAGAATAAACCTGCGTCAGCTTATGTTGATCGCGCAAAAGAAGGTTTAGCTCAATTAGCTTCTCGCCCAGACCAAAGCGATCCAGCTTCAGTCAATATGTCTGTTGGTAACGTTTATCGCCGCCCACAGCCAGAACCCAAAACATCTGGTATTAAAATGCGTGGCGCAGGTGCGGCTACCAAAGGCTTTATGAGTAGAGGCCCGATGGCATGAACTACACCCAGCTTGTCACGCAAGTAGGTGACTACTGCGAGAACTCTTTCCCAACTGACAATATGAATGTGTTCATTCGTCAGGCGGAGCAGCGCATTTATAACACCGCGCAGCCTGCTAATTTGCGAAAGAACGTGACAGGCGTATTGACTACTGGCAATAAGTACCTTCAGTGCCCTACAGACTTTTTGTCTGTGTATAGCCTTGCTGTATACCCATACAACACTACCACTGCAACAGGAACATCTGGGCAAAAAACAATTGTTGTGGCTAGTACTACCGGTATTGCGGTAGGTCAGCAGGTAACTGGGACAGGTATTGGCACAAACGCTCAAGTTCGTAGTATTGCTAGTACAACCATTACATTAACAGTAGCTAATAGTGGGACAGTTTCAGGTTCTGTGGTGTTTCAGGGTGACTATTTGTACTTGCTCAACAAGGACGTTAACTTCATTCGTGAAGCTTATCCTTTGTCTGCATTTGCATCTGAGCCTAAACACTATGCAATATTTGGCCCTCGATCTGACGATGTGAATGAATTGACATTCATTGTTGGCCCGACACCCAGTGCGGCTTACAACGCAGAACTTCATTACAACTACTATCCTGAGTCAATCGTTACCGCTGGAACCACATGGCTTGGTGACAACTTTGATTCTGTATTGTTGTATGGCACTATTTGCGAAGCTTACACCTATATGAAGGGTGAAGAGGGCATGGTTAAACTTGCTCAAGATCGCTATGTCCAAGCTATTGCTTTGTATAAAAACTTGTCGGATGGCAAACAACGTGCTGATGCTTATCGTGATGGTCAGGTTAGGGTTGCTGTTTCATGAGTAGCATTCTCCAGACCCAAACAACCAGCTTTAAAACAGAGCTATATACAGGCGTTCACAATTTACTTACAAACACTCTGTATATTGCTTTGTACACAGCCAATGCTAATTTAAACGAATCAACTACTGTTTACACGACAGATGGGGAAGTTAGCGGTACAGGTTACAGCCCCGGCGGAGTGCTGTTGACTGGCGTAACAATTAATTCCTCTGGGTTTACAGCTTATGTAGATTTTGCTGATGTGGTGTTTAACGCATCGGTTACGGCTCGTTGTGCTTTAATTTACAACGTTACTCAAAGCAATAAATCTATAGTTGTGTTGGACTTTGGGTCTGACAAAACATCTACAAATTTCACCATCACAATGCCTGCTAATACGGCAACAGCAGCATTAATTCGCAGTTCTAATTAAGGAGTCAATATGACCACGGAAAAACT